ACCTAGCTTCAATGATGCCGAGGCACAAAGACCTCGGAAACATGCTATAGACGGGTATATAGACAACGAAAACCAAGAGGACTGGAACAGCCTTCTTATACAGAATCACGATATTCAATCAATTTTAAGGAAAGGATTCAGAGATGTCGTTAATACCGAACCGACCAAACTCAAGGTCTCAAAGTTCAAACCAACCAAAAGATTTGCCGAATAGGTATCGAAAGTTAGAACTTTCAAGGCAATTATTGAACGAACTTATGACCGAACCAAAAGAGACTCCATTAGAAACAATCGCCCACTTTGAATCCAAGTTAGTTTGGTGTGACCTTGTTTCTACGTTACTTTCAAATAACAGGAAGCCTAGGGACGTTTACGACTTGGCTTTAAAGTTCATACTCATTTCTTCCTTAAACTGGTTGAATGAGAATCCAGAGTTAGATGATGCTGATGTCCTCAGGTATAGAAAGAACTTTGGTAATCCAGAATTTTGTTTGAATCTTCTACTTAGATATTACACTTCAAAGAATCCATCAGAGTTTCTTTCTAAGATAGAACTTATCATACCAGTCTGTATCAAGGTAGAGCTTTATAAGTTGTTCTATCAAAACAGGGACAGAAAAGACGTGAACCTTGAGAACATGATTAAGAAGTTCGTCACTGAAAACTATGGACAAAAAACTTCTTTCGATGTATTGCACGAATTCATCACGAGTTTGACTAACTTTGATGTATCCTATGATGACCTTGTAAAATATAAGGAGACTGTAGAGTCAGTGTTTTGTCCTAAGGCTCGACCAGCCAAGATAACTCCTGACCAATACTTGAAGTGGAAGAACGATACTTCCGTCAAGGTTGAGAAGTGTTTCCTCTTACTTATGGAAGAACAAGACGAAGTAGATATATTAACCAAGGCTATTTCTTATGTCCAGAAACCTTTTCTACCAGATACGGTAGATGAAGAACTATATTGTAAAAGCTTAGCTAAGCGTTACCTGAAAGGAATTTAGATGTCTGATTTAGAAGAAGAACTTAACGATATATTCGAGGACATCCCTTGGACCGAAGAGATTCCTCCGGCGTTCGAGAAGGAAATGAGCAAGAAGATTTCAACTCCATCTGCTCCTACTTCCGAGTTTGATTTCTCCTTAATAGAAAAGCTCCATGAATCAAATAGAAACATGGCAGAAAAAGCTATCAACCGAATAGACAGTTACATCGAAATCTTAGAACAAAAGATATTCTTTATAAACCAAGAACTCACCAATGCTCTACCTTTTTGTAGAGACAATTTTTACTTAATGATGACTCAAACAGGAGGAGGTAAATCGACCATAGCTTCAAATATCTCTTATTCACTTTACAAGCAAAAGAAGAAGACCCTGATTATATCTAACGAAGAAGGAGCAGAAGATGTTTTGATGCGGATAGCTTGTTTAGAGTTGGGACTTTCATTCAATAGTTACAAGAAAGGAAAGATGGAGTCAGCTCAAATCCAAAACTGCAAAGACCTTTTTCCTTCTATTGCAGATTGCGTTCAGATATTCGGAATCAATGAGGATGGAATGTCACCAACTTCTGCAGATGACGTTGAGTCTATATTAGAGGGGAGTCTGAAGTATGATTACTCTGCCATCATTATAGACTACTTCCAACTTATAAGGTCTAGACGGAATTCTCAAAAGAATACTTATGAGATTCTAGACGAACTGAGAATTTATCTTCAGAAGTTTATGAAGAAGTCTAAAGCTCCATTGGTGGTAATGAGTCAGCTGTATTCCCAAGGAAAGAGAAAGTCCACTGATATCGATGCTCGATTGAAAAACAATAGCAACGTATTGGAGACAGCGACGGTGGCTATAGAAATCATTCCAGACTTTGCAGAAAGGTCTAGCACCTTTAAGGTTCATAAGGACAGGTTTGGAAATACAGGTAAGGAGTTGAAGTTCTTTTTTAAGAACGGACAATATATTCCTTACGGAGATATCACCATGGAAGATAAACTAGGATTAGAAAACTTTGAAAACATAGTTATAAAGGATTAGATATGGAAACGTTGATTATATTAAAGCCAGATTGTTTAGAAAGAAAAATGCAATATAAAGTTTTAGAAGTAATATCAAAACATTTCAGTATAATCAGTAGCAAGTCAGTTGTCGCTACGAGAGAAATAGTAGAGGAACATTACGCAGAACATAAAGGAAAACCGTTCTTTGAGGAGCTGGTTGATTTCATGAGTGGGAATAAAGTTTATGTTTGCTTATGTCAGCACCTCGAAGAGCCTGAGAACTCAGTAACAAAAATGCGTGAGTTGGTAGGTCCAACTGACTGCAGTGACTCAAGTTCCATCAGAGGGAAGTTTAAACTCAGAGGAGCCCCTAAGATGAAGAATTTGATTCATGCATCAGACAGTGCTGAGGCGGTGTTGAGAGAAAAAAATATCTGGTTGGTAGAAAAATAATCCTCAGCTGTTATTATAGAAGTAGTTATTTAACTTTTAACAGGTTAGATATCATTCTTCCTTTCTCTGCCGCTCTTTTCTGAAGGGCGGTTTTTTATTTTGAAAGAACTGAAAATAGTTTTCCGAAAACAGCTTCGAGCGGGTATTATATAAGTGATGGTGACGACGATGCAGTCGTCCATATTTTTAAGAGGTCAGTATGAATGCAATCAGACAACTCTACAGAAATGCCGGTCTAATAACAAAGGATGGCTACGTCAAAGTAAGAGACGGACTCAGGGTTAAGTCAGGTCCTTATCAAGAACAATCATGGGACGATGCGGATAAGTCCGCTCTTCCTACTAAAAAAGAACTCCATGAGATTTATCTAAAAATCCAAGAGTTAATTCTAATTCAGGAATCCTGCGGACTAGAATCATTGAGACAAATCTTAGACAACGGTTATCCTCTCGTTTGGACTTCAGAGGAAGATACACCTTGGCATTCTTTTTATCAAGACTTGCAGACATCAGAACGGCAGTCTAGTGCTCAATCTATTACTTTGTTTGTTGTTCCTGTTAAAAGAATCTTTTGAAAGGAAATTTCATGAAATTTAAACCGATGATTCCATTGCATACACATTCTACTTATTCGCTAATGGATTCAGTAACCTCTCCATCCGAATGGATTATCTTTTGTGCAGAGAACAATATTCCTGCCATAGCTATTACGGACCACGGAACCCTCGTTGCACTCTACGATATACTTCAGGCAGGGAAAATCGTCAAGCAACACAACGAAAAAAACAAAACATCTCTTCCTTCTGTAGTCGGTATACCCGCATGTGAGTTCTATGTAAGAACCAAGAGTGAGTCCGCTAAGCACCATTATCACCTTAACGTTTATGCTGTATCTCAGGAAGGATTATTAAATCTTTGTCATCATGGTTCTGAAGCATGGAAAGACCAAATCTCTATTTTCGGCAATGTAAAACCAAGGGTTCAATGGGATGATATCAAAAAGAACAGAGAAGGACTAAGATTCGGGTCTGCATGTTTAGGTTCTTATATTGGCATAGAGTGGGAAGCCGACCCTATCAGAGGAGAAGAAGCTTTTAAGAGATTCATCAGAGACTTTGGTTCAGATTCTTTTATCGAGTTTATCGTTGCAGATATTACTTACGACTGGGACTCTAAAGCTAAAAAACATAGACCTATAGAACCAAAACCTCACTATCCAGATGGAAATAAACAAGCGGGATTCAACAGATTCTTGTATCAAATGATTAAGAAACATGGCGGCATCCCTATCCCGACTTTAGATGCTCACTTTATTAAACCTGAAGAAAAAGTCTTGCAGGATATCGTGTTGAAGAATGGACTTGACAATGGATGGTTCTTTCATGAATCTGCCCATTTCAGAAACTCAGACGAAAGCTTTGAGATATTGAAACGTCACATCCCAGAACTTACTGAAGAAGAGTTTACAGAATGGATTGAAAATACCTATCAAATGATAGAGTCCTGTAAGAATATAAAGATTGACAATTCCTACAAGCTTCCTAATGTTGACCTTCCTGAAGACATCGCTAAGTCCGATTGTTCTTATGACGAAAAGCTTACCAGATATTTGATAGCCAAGGTTAAAGAACACGGAAGATGGAATAATGACCCAGTTTACAGAGAAAGATTCAAGAAGGAAGTAGCAGTTATTTGTAACTCGGTAGGTCCAGACGAAAAGCGAATCAACTTTTTACCTTACTTTTTCTTATACGAAGAAATCGGAAGGATTGCTCGTGAAACAGGGACCTTACAAAACTTAGGTCGTGGTAGTGCCGGTGGTAGCTTGGTAGCTTATTACTTAAAGATAACTCATATCGACCCCATCGCAACTAATCTTCCTTTTGAACGATTCTTGTCTACGTCACGGATTCATGGTGGTTCGTTTCCTGATATTGATGCTGACTTTGGTAATCGTAAACCTATTATCGAATATCTTCAAAATAAGTATGGTATCGGTTTTAGTCAAATCGCAACCTACCAAACCTTCAAGGCTGCTTCTGCTCTTAAAGGAGTTATGTCTGCATTTTATGGTAAGCAACAAAACGACGCCGAAATGAGTCTTATCACTAAGAACCTAAAAGCTCCTACTGGAGTTTCGGACCATGATTATATCTTTGGGTTTACCGACCGAGACGGCAACTACCATAAAGGTGAAATCGAAGTCAACGAGATGTTCCGAGACTACCTAAATACCTACGAAGGAGTTTTAGAAATTTTAGACAAGTTATTAGGTCTACCTAAGGGTTTTGGACGTCACGCTTCTGCTTATGTAATCTCAAGCCTCGATATTCCACGCAATGGCGTCCCTGTGGCGTATTTAAAAACAGCCAAGGGTGATTTGGTCAAAGCGACTCAATTCGACGGTCCTAAGATGGAAAAATTAGGATATATTAAAGCGGACATCCTCGGACTCACAACCATCTGCGTTTTGGACGAGTGTATGGCTAGAGTTAAGGAGACTACCGGCAAAAACTACCTTGAAGAAGACTCTCAAGGTGTTGCATTGGTCTATCGTCTCCCTGAGGACAAAGAGGTGTTCAAGGATATTATGTCGGCGGATACTTTGTCTGTGTTTCAAATCGGAACACCTACGACTTGGAAATACCTGCCTCAGTTTAAACCTGAATCTAAGGAAATGATTTCCGACTTTACCGCCCTAGTCCGACCTGGAGCTTTAGACGCCGTCGTGTGTAACTCTGAGGTTACCATGGAAGAGAAACTTTCAGCGACTCAGTATTATATCGACGTTCGTAACGGTGACCGTAAGCTTGCTTATATTCATCCTGACCTAGAGCCTTACCAAACCAGAGGCGTGTTCGTTTATCAAGAACAAATCATGGCTCTGTTCGTGGGTCTTGCGGACTATTCATTAGAAGAGGCTGACCAAATCAGAACCGCTATTGCCAAGAAAAAGAAAGAGAAAATGGAATCAGCCTTAGGAAAGCTAGAAGGTATACTCCTAGAAAAGAACTGGACTCCAGAGCAAATCTCTGCCCTCGTGGACCAAATCAAATCCTTCTCCTCTTATTCCTTTAACAGGTCACATGCAAGATGCTATGGAGAGATGGCTTACATTACTGCTTATATGAAGCACTATCACCCTTTAGAATGGTGGGCTTCAGTATTAGGAAATGAAGATAAGCCTGAGAAAGTAAGGACCATCGTAGAATACTTAGGTCCAAAGAAACTAATCTCTTCCGTTTCTTTACTGGAATCTTCAAACAAGTGGAGGATATCGAACGGAAAGATTTTAGCTCCATACCATTCAGTGTTCAGGATTGGTGAATCTGTTTCTGATTCCATAGAGGCTTGTAAACCATTCAATTCGCTAAATGAGCTGATGAATAAGGTTAAGGAAAAAGGATTCAAGATTAACGTAGGACACTTGGCAGCTATAGCTATGGCAGGAGCATTCGAGGCTCAAGAGTTATTCGATATTGTTCCTAAGTCTAAATCCAAGGCAGTTCAAAAACTCAAGGATGAATATAGTTCTGCCGCTAGACGTTACTTATGCAGACGAACTTATGACTTAATGTTCCATATCTCTACGATGAATAGCTTTCTACTTAAGGACTTAGTTAAGAACGACAAATTAGCAAGTCACCAAAAGGGAGACGGAAACATATTCTTTTACATTTACGGAGACACTTACTATACAGTTCATTCTGTATCCAGTCTTCCTAGAATACCAAAGGAAACTAAGGTATGCTTTGTCGGAGTAGTAAGTAGGATTCTTCCTCAAAAGAAAGGTATTTCTAAGTCCGGTAAAGCTTGGGAAAAGAATGCATTTGAGCTTGACGGAGGAGATGGAAAAACGATAATCTCTTACTGGGGAGACAATGAACTTACCGTAAAAGAAAAGACTTTCGTATATGTAATAGGTAAAGTTAAGTATTCAGACTACTGGAAAAGTAATGAGTTAGAGGTAACTAAAGTAATAGAAATCAGAGATGCTCTAGAACTTGAGGACTTCACAGAGGAAAAAATGGAAAAAGAACCCGAAAAACAGTTAAAATCCGATTCTAACGATCTTGAAGGAGACGGTGAATGAAACATTTTAGATTCTATCTAAGCCAAAACATTGAGAATTTACATCAAAAAGAGGTGCTGATTCACCTAGATGACCTTAGCGATGTCATGGCAGAAACAGAAAAACTTTGTAAATATAAGGGAACAATTACTCCCACCTTTATAACCACGTTCCTAGATACTCTATATGGAGTCTACGGCATCAGACCACTCTATGGCTCCAACTTCCACTTTTGTCTAAGGACGAATCACCCAAGAGAGGAACTGCACCATATTCTGTGGCAAGTAATCAGAAAGTCCAAATTACTTCCTTTGGTTTTAGAAAGGAAAGTGTTGAACATCATCGATAGTCTACCTTTAGTGAAACAAAGGCATGGAGCTGACTTTATTGTTCGTGCCGTCCTTGATTCAGAGGATGCTTTCATACTCAGGAAATGGGGTATCGAGTTTCAACAAAAAGATGTTGCCGTAGAATTAGGTTTAGCTCCAAGTCGTAAAGAACCGTTACAGGAAACCTTGAGTGAAACTCCAGTTATTGAAGAGCCAGTTACTGGCATAGAAGAAGAAATTATCCATGAAGTGGAGATACCTGCTTTAGACTTGTCTGAACCAGAGGTAAAACAAGAAGTTAAACCTAAGCAAAATCTTTTTCAAAAAAAGAAAAAATAGTTTTCCAAAATCTGCCTCGGGCGGGTATTATATAAGTGATGGTTGTGACGACGCTGAGGTCGTCTTTTTAACGGACTTCGGTCCACATTTTGAAAGGAAAGCTTATGGCTTTTAAGAAAACAGAAGTAGATTCATTTAAGTCCAACAATTTTGCAAAAACTTTTTATGTTGAAAAAGATTTGATTTGCAGAATCCTTCCTGCCATGGAGAACGCAGATTCTCCTTACCGTAAATGGTTATTAGTATGGATACCTGGCGACGGCAAAACCAAGGCTCGCTGCTTTGCGACTACCTCGAACCAAACAAACGGCAAGTGTCCAGTAGCATCCTTACAGGAAAAACTTTCAATCTTAATCAAGAACACTCAGTTGTTACTAAAATATCCTAACTACGAAGAAATCTTGAAGAAACTTAAAGATATAGCATTCAAGCTTAACCTTCAAGCATTCTATACTTACAACGTAGTAGTTTATGACCCTAAGACGAAACGTCAAGGACAAGGTGTAGCTCATATCAAGACTACAGCTCACAAAGCTTTAGTAGGCATCGTCAATGAATACCTTGACCAAGGATTCGACCCATTAGACATCCATAATGGAGTCTGGTTCAGACTTCAAAGATTAGAAGAAAACGGCAGAACCTCTTATACAGCGTCTAAACACATGATGATGTATAAAGAGCCAAGCGGTAGAACCAACGAAAAGCTTTGGGATGAGCCTATCGATGTATCAGAAGATATCCTAGAAGAAAAAGCCTCTGACTTATCTTCCTTATATAATATCTCTGATGACAATACGGTAAGAGAAGCTATGATGGGTTTTATCGAAAGAATCATAGACAGAACACTCTTTGTTGAATTAATGAAACTAGCTGATAAAGTATAATACTATGTTTATTACAGATGTTGATTTTCTGGATGACAAATGTTGTCCAGAACCTTTGTTGCATTTTTTGATGTTTAGAAGTGATTGTAAATCCTGCCCATACTTTAACGGGAATTCCTGTGAGATTAAAGGTAATGTTCCGACTACCTCTTGCCAAATAGTCAAGTGTTTAAGTTGCGGTAACATCAGGGCGATTCAGTCTTTATCTATCGAACAATTTGAGAAATATGAGGAAATTTATGGAAATTGTTGAACGATTGAAGGAACTTAGAGTAAATATGAATAAGGTTGATGAAGATGTTTTATCTATGATTCAACGAGGTCAAACGGTAGTCGCAGGACTAGAAAAGTTAAGTCCAAACCAAGTGTTCGATTACTGCTCTAAAATGTTAAGGGCAATGTCGATATCTTGTCAAGGGCAATTAGCTTATTCTCAAATAGAAACCCAAGCAAAGTCTACCTTAGATATGGCTAAGTCGATGTCCTTCTTAGAAGGAAAAGAAGAGCTGGGAAAGTTTGACCTAAAGGATACAATATCAGGAAGAGAAAGAATCATCAGTAATAACCCACTCGTGATTGAAGCTAACAACCTACATGGAGAGGCAGAAGCGAAAGCTATATTCTGTCGTGACAATTTTCAAATATATAAGTCAGCGTTAGAGACAGCTAAGAAAATCATAGACCTTGAAAAAGGTTTCGTGCAAAACAAGGAGTAAGGAATGGCTAAAAAAAGTATCACCGAAACATTAGAAGAAGGTTCAACCAAAACCAAGTCTGCAGCAAACTGGATGAAGAAGCTCGTAGGTGGAGTTGCATCTATCGCCTCTGCAGAAGAGAACAAGCCAAAAACCAAAATAGCTTTTCCTTCTCCTAGTTTCAACTGGGCTCTTGGTGGAGGTTTAGTTCGAGGCAAGACAGCAATGTTCTTTGGACCTGAATCTGCAGGTAAGACCATGCTAGCAATGTTAGCTGTAGTTCAAGACCAATTAGAAGATGGAAACGGAATCTGGATTTGGTATAACGCAGAGTTCTCATTCAACGCAGAAAGATTTACTCAACTTGGAGGAGATGCAGATAGACTGTTACTGGTAAATTCAAATCACTATCAAGATATCTATGAGCACTTCTTCAAGGGTCCTATCAAGAAAGCTTGTGAAGAGGGAGCTCCTATCAAGGGAGTGGTAGTGGATTCCGTAAGAGCTGTTATTTATCCTAAAGATTCTAAGTTTGAGGATGATACAGCATCTAGTAATATGGGCGGAGTTAGTGCGACGTTTTTAACTTCAGCTTTAAAGTTCTGGTTAGAGACTCAAGTTAAGTTCGGTATCACCACTATATTTATTCAACAAGTAGGTTTAAGTCTTGATATACGTTCAGGAGAAAAGTGGACTACTTCTGGAGGTAAAGCTTTAGACCACGCTTGTGATTATAAAATCCTTATAGAGAAAGATGAAACTAAGACTTCAGGAAAGATTCTGAGTGAAGGTTCCGGCTTGCAAATAGGTCATGTGATTAAGTGCCAAGTTAAAAAGAACAGACTAGGAGTCCCTCAGCGAAAAGCTAGAATGAATTTTGTCTATAACAGAGGTGTGGTTGACCAGTTAGAAGAGGTTTACGAACTAGCAAAGACGATTGGAATCATTAAACATCCTGAAGGCAAAGGAACCTCATACTGGCAAATAGGAGACGGCGAGCCAGTTTACGGAGAGAAGAAGTTGTTGGAGATGTTTAAGGAAAGTAAGGAAATCCAGGACGAAGTTATTCGTTTATGTGAAAGTTACACAGGGGATGTCGGGGCAGAAAACGACGAAGACGGAAAGTTCGAAATCAACAAGGAGTAAGTATGAATTGGAAACTTGTAGTAAAAACAAAGGAATATTCAGTTGGTATAATATATAGCAATGAAGAACAAGCTACTAACTATATTTTAGAAATATACAGAATGCTGGAAACTGAAGAATATTTATATCTAAAAGGGAATAAATTTCTTAATTTATCATGGCTTAAAGAGCCGTCATATGTCAGGAGTATACTGATACGCAAAGAAGATTTTGAATCAGTTTATTTAATAGAAGTCTAGGAGCATCTATGATAGTGAAAAAATGGTCTCACTATTTCTTCGACATCGTAGAAGTAGTCAAAGAAAGAAGCAAAGATGCAGAAACCAAGGTAGGCTGTGTCATCGTCGATAAAAACAATCGCATCCTATCTACAGGCTACAATTCCTTTCCTTCTGGTTGCGACGATAGTAAACTTCCAGACACTCGCCCTGACAAATATCCCTATATGGTTCATGCAGAGATAAATGCTCTGTTATATGCAAAGACGGACCTTCATGGAACTTCATTGTATTGCAGTATCAGTCCTTGCAGTGACTGTGCGAAAGCTATCGTAACCGCAGGAGTAACTAAGGTCTATTTCCTTGAGCCTTACACTACGTTTCAAAGCACTATGCCTTTTTGGGAAGCCTGCGGTTACCGTCACATCATAAGTGAAGGTTTCCATCTTCTTACTAAGGATGAGTCAAACATTGATTACACAGGCTGGAGTTTCTTTTGAAAGTTTTAATAATTGGAGACCTACATCTTAAAAAGTCTAATATTCAGGAGCGTTCTAAACTACTCTCTTGGATAGAAGGACTTACCAAAGATGTAGACCTCTTGGTTTATCTTGGCGATGTATTTCATGACCATCAAGTCATGTATTCAAACGTTCACAATCTTTTCTCTGAACACCTCCATAGAGTCTCAATCGAAACAATCATATTAGAAGGTAACCATGATATGTGGAAGCCAAAAGATACATCTCACTCGTCGTTACGTTCTTTGCATGTTCCCGCTAATGTGACGATAGTGACTAGACCTACCAATATTCACAACATGACCTTCATTCCTTTCCTTCCTGATATGAATGCCTTTCCGAACGTGGGACTTTGCGATGTTGTATTTACTCATAATGAGTTCAAAGGTGCTCAGACGATGTTCTATAGGTTCGATGAAGGAGTTGAGCCAGAGGATATAAACTGCAACCTTATTATCTCAGGTCACATTCACATGAATCAAACCTTAGGTAAATTGTTCTATCCTGGGACTCCAGTTGCTGACGGTATTGATGATGCGAATCAGGACAAAGGAGTCCATATCTATGATACTGAAACTCACTTGTTCGATTTTATAGAATCACCTTTCCCTAAGATTTTTATCCATAAGGTTACTCCTGAAGAAGCTGGCAGTTATGTAGAACCTAAGGATGGACACAAACATATCGTAGAAATCATAGGAGAAAGAAGGGCAGTTTTAAAAGCAAGTAAGCAACTGACTGGAATTGCAGTCAGGACTAAGATAGTAAATGAGAGGATAGAAAGTCGTGGACTGAAACCTAACGATATACTGAAAGAGTATGTAGTTAACAAGTATCCTCAGAAGTGTCAGGAAGTTTTAGAGTTACTTGGTAAGTATTTAGGAGGTTGATTTGAAAAAGTTTTTAGATTTAATAATAGTAGTTATTGTTGAGGTGGTGGTGACTCTGGCGATTCTTGTGGCGTCGATGGGTCTGATTCTGCTGATTGCGGCATTTGTGTGGACGCTTCTTTTTGGTCCTGAATTTGTTTTTGCTGCGCTTGGAATTGCTGCCATTGGAGGAATATAGGGTCGCCGGGAATATATTGCAACGCAGGGTTTTCAGACGCACCCTTGTCTCCTAAAAACACTTCCCTTATTTCTCCTCTAGTCATATTCTTCTCGACTATCTGCCAAAAGTTTTGGCACAATGGAAGGTTTGCAATAGGATGAGTAATAGTTCTCTTGCCACTCTTTCTTAGGATGTCATTATAGGTAGAGTTAGTGGTCATCTCTGCTTGAAGTAAAGCTGCAAAGCTCGCAGGGCTGTCTTCACTTAGAAAGAACTCCAACTTATAATCCTTAGAAAAGTCCTTGTTTATTGAGGCAATGATATCATTATTAAGTAGGTCTTCAAAGAACTTAAGTAAAGGTTCAAGACCTCTTTCTTTAGAGTGTTCTATCTTAAACTCTGTGTTTTCAGAGTTAGATGCAGACCGTTGCTGTCCAGAGATAGCCTCTAGTCCTAATTCCTCAGGGTTTATCGAAAAGATACTGCACAAATTCATCGCTATCATCTTATTGTAGGTCATGTATTCCATGTCCTTAGAAGATGGAGCTAAGGAAACAAACTGGATTTCATCCATACCGGAAACGATGGGTGTTCTCCAGTTATTTTCAGTGCTTGAGATTGAATCATGGAACTGTCTTCTGAATTGGATTAGAGATTCTTGGTTAACTTGACCTTTTAAATGAAGGATACCCTTGGCTGCATATCCATTGGTGAATATCTTCTCGTTGTAATTGTCGATATTCATATGGGCAGTTATCAGTTTAACTGCTTGTTCAAGGTGAGATATAGGATATCCCACCGAGTCACTTCCAGATTGAAAGCCAAAGTTCTTCCAGATTAAGTCTGATTCTCCAAAGGCGGCAATCACTTGACCGTCTTGTGAGATTTGGCAGTAATGGTAAGAATCATTTTGCACTTGATTTATGTCTATATTGTCTACCGCAAACCTATTAATAGTAAGCAGTTGCTTTCTCGCATTATTGATGACGCTATCGATTTGGGCTCTACTGAGTTTGTTGTCGGTAAAATAGAAACTGTCTGCAGGTCTAGCTCTGAATCTATGAATGCCACCACTCCGAGTGAATATCTTTTCTACTGGAACATATCCATATACTAGAGCATCTCTTGTTGCTTGACGGAAAAAGTCCCCGAGATTCTGTCTATCCAAATGAGGAACATTGTCTTCAAATCCTACGTTTTCTAAAAAGTCAGCCATAAGTTGAAATAGCTTTTCGTCTTCGGTGGTGGGGTCAGTTCCGTCTTTTCTGACGAAATGATACGAGGGCTTCAAAGGGTCGTTACTGTAATTTGCAAAGCTGGCGATAGTGTCGCATCTTGTTCTTAAGATACTAGCAACTAGCCAGTCACGCTGAGACATGTCCCTTAGTAACTTATTAGATAATCGGTTGGTTCTAGTTTTGACTCCATTAGCGTTGGAGTTGTTCATCTCGTAAAAGGGGTCGATTATGAGCCCTTTACTTCCTACTAAAGGGTCGTCATTGTTGTTAGGTTCAGGTATGATGGAAATCTGAACCTGCTTATCTGAGAGACTGGTGAGTTTTTGTGCAAGTGCTTTTAATAAATTCATTGTTGGTTCCCTTTAATAATTCTACTTATATTAACAGTATCTAAAAAGAAAACCAAAAGTTTCCACCTCCACAAACTTCCTCCCGCTCTTCTTCCTCATAGATTTCACTCAAAGTCTTAGGTTCAGATTTAGTTCCAAGACCTCTTATGTTAGCGGTATAACTAACCTCTTGAGATGCACCTATATTCAAATCTGCGATAACTCCTCCGCTTACGTCTGCTAATACATATCTCAACCCGTCAATCCAGTGGTCGTTTTCGTCGTCCAAGACATCAGTAGGTTCTCCGTCAGTTCCAATCTTATAGTGGAACGTTTTTATTTCTCTGACAATATCCTTGGTCTCATCCTTTATGAAATAGAGATTAGGAACAGGAGAGTTCAAGGAAAAGAGGAGTTTCTTTATGATTTGGACGCCATATTCACGGGAATATTTCTTAGAGGATTTGTTTCCAATAGACAGTCCCACCTCGTTTGCAGTAACCATATCGCCTGGGTCTGCAGTGTCAATGAAATATGAATCAGCCTTATAGATAGGCTGATATTTTTGTTTTAAGGCTAAAAGCCAGTTCGGTTTTGAGGTATCCACGAGTCCGTGAGTTCCTGCGACGATAAAGTTGTTATCAGGAGTTTTAATGACGAACGTAGCGGTGGAGGGAGCAGACCAACCAAAGTCGACGCCACAATAGATTTGGCATCCAACTGATTTAGCCTGACTTATAAATCTCTTCTTGGTAATTTCTACGGGAGATTGTTTACCAGTAAGAACTACCCAAGCCTCATTGAAAGTAATGACGTGACGGTCCTCGTTGAATTCCTTGAACACGACTCCTTCTAAGGATGGTTTAAGATTCATAAGCTGAGACAACGTCCAGTCTGGACCTTCTTTTTTAACCTTCTTGATGATATCTGACAATGGCTTCAAGAATTTGGACTTACTGATTTGTTTCTTAGCATCACCTTGGCATATAGGAGCTAGTGCACATTTCGCACATTTCTCTCCAGGGAACGAAACATAGACGAACTTGCCTTGTTCCTTCTCGTCCAGTAATTCATACTTTTCAGTAGGCAATACCCTGTAGCCGTAAACGTCTACCCATAAATCAGTAACGATAGTGCCCGACATTTCCTCAGTACAAGCTTGACAAAACTCAAAGCACGTCCACTTCCTAAGGTGAACTCCACACTCATTGGCGGTTTCAATCTGCTGATTCATAAGTCCGTGTTGAGACTTTCGAGTAGAAATACCTACCCGTAAAGCCTTCTTGTCACCACGAGAGTCCAGCATACCAGAGATTTCCTTAAAAGCTTTTACTCCTTCGCCAGACACCGTGTCAATTTCATCTACCACAATAAGAGGGACGTGAGGTCCATTCAATGCCTTCAATGTGCAAGGGAGAACCTCTAAGGTAGCCTTTTGTCCATTGACTCTAATTGCAGTCTCAGAGATAGTAAGCTTAGTAACTATACGTTTGGCTTCAGGAATACCTTTAGGATAGATGATGTTTTGGAGTCGATTATTAAGGATGAAACCTTGGACGAGGGAGTAACAGCGGTCGGCTTGACCCTGAGTTGCACCAACATGGACTATAGACCTTATGTCGTGAAGTAACACTGCAAACTCAACAACTGCCATTCCAAGTGTTTTTCCCGACCCCCTACCGGCTACACACAATAATTCTTCTATGTGTTCTGGATTGGTTTTATTGACGCAGATGTTGTAAATCTCCCAACACACATCCAATGGATTAGTGTCACTATATCTACTCACTGTGCAATCTGGCAAATCCACATGCAACCAAGTCTTTATCCACCTTTGAAACTGCTCCCTCGACTCGCACTGTTTAAACAAATATTGAGTCCGCTGAACATCATTCAGATCATCGAACTTTACGGTCTTCTTTTCTTCCACCTTATTCGACGATGACTTCGCCATTTATGATATCCTCCACTTCAGATGAAGTCTTAACCGAGTCCTGATGTTCCTGCTGATACACAGTCAACGACTTATCATACCTAGCCTTCATCGCAGATTCAGAGCTGGTTCCAATAGCTCCATCCAGAATGGTAGAGTTCTTAGCCAACAGTGTCTGCAGGGCCTTGATGACCTCGTGGTAATCTTTCAGACTCTTGATGCCGTTGGTTGGAGGTTGGTCGCTGAGGCCGCTGAGGAATGCCCTAATCTCATCCTCACTTTCCTTTGCAAAGCAGTTTAACAACCCAGTTAAGAAGTCGACCTGATTAGTCATGGTCTTGGTAACCTTAGCCTTGATAGTGTCAAGTAAAGTTCTTGAAGCATCCTCTTTTTGCTGACCCCATTTTTGTAGAGCTGCAGTGCAGGCTATTTGGTCGTAGGAATACTGAGGATACTGCTTGTAGATTTCTTCTATCGTGTATCCTATTATGAACATTTCAAAAAGAGGATAAGCTGCATGGATAGGGATAGCTCCTTTGGTGCCGTTCTTTCTAAGGTAAAGGGTGGCACATCTGATGTCTGGACCGGTAAGTCCTATCATTTCTTCGTCACGGAATGAGGTCTTTTTCATGAGAACTCCTAGTTGATGTGGATGAATATTTTCCAGTTAGGGAAGATTGTTGTGAGGTAAGTTTGGATAAGGTTGAGTTTGAGATGAGGCAGAAAGAAGACTGCGTATTTGAGCAGTGGATGAAACTTGAGTTTGTAAAGGAACGGGATGTAGAGGACGAGGTCTATAGAGTTGGAGTTGAAATCGATGGTGATGTCGACGTTTTTAAGCTTGGATTCAATAGAAGTAAGAAGCAGGATGAAATAATTGATGAATTGGGGAGTAACGATATTGTTGGACGTAAGCCATTGATGTGACTGAAGATGTTGGGTGATTTTTTGTAGGATAAGGGAAGGTTCGATAGGTTCCATAATAACTCCATTTTAGTTGGTGGAGTCATTATAGCTGAATGGGGCGGAAAAGTCTAGGGTTATTACGATGACTATTGTAGTGATTGTTCTTGGGCGAAAAGTTCATTCTTCTTCTGCATGATTAGTCCTAGTAATACCTGCATATCTGATAAAGTTAATTCAACAAATCCTGTCTCTGATTTCCAAGTGGTTTGCTGAGTTGAAGAAAGAATATAACCTTGAAGCATCGAGATGGTTTTATCGTCAATCTTAAAGCTGTTGCTTTTAAAAGATATGAGTGTAAAAGATTCGAGCATCCTTCTTTCTTGAGCTCTTTTGTCTTCTTGTATTCTTTGAATCTCTTCTGGACTACGTCTTTTTATTGTGTAAACTTCTTTAGCTCCATTGTCGTCAATAATAATTTCGCTTTGAAGTTGTTCTTCGTCAGGATTTACTACAGGCTTATCTTCTTCTATAATGGAGAATATTTTATGTGAAGGGTCGCCAGTTTTGTAGTTAGGTGACGTGTAGAATTTAAACTGCTCTTCAGAGATTTCTTCTGAGTAGCGACGGTCTTCCTGAGTGAATGTTTTGATGTATCTCATAGTGTAGTTCCTTTCTTAATAGATAATGTATACATGAGCTGCCCCTCCGGTGCCACCAGACCTATAACTTGAAGTATTTACAGCAGCTCCTCCACCACCTGCCCCTATAGTGCCGCCGTTACCTCCATTATAACTACCACCTGTTCCCCAAAAAGAACCACCAGTTCCTGATCCAGTTTCATTACCATTAGCCCCTTCTTGACTATCACTGCCTGTAGTATCACATATAGCTCCAAAAAACCCATCAATTCCATTTATACGTTCGTCTCCATTTAAGCTTAATCCTGTTGAAGTTTTTAATTGTGTAAATCCGTATAGTAAAAAATTCATAAAACTTCCTGTAATTGCTGTTGAAACATAGTAATGTGATATTTGAATTGTCCTGAACGATTTAGAAGACCCAGAGAAAAAAGACGCCCCTTGAAATAACACTTTCGTTTGCGTATCATTTAAGTATCTCATAACTGGTCCGTGATTTCCTCCTATAGCCCCTCCGCTACCTCCACATAATCCACTATTACCTGCTGCTCCATCTCCTCCTGATATATTTATACTTCCACCAGAAGCTGTACCGCCTAGTCCCCCATTTGTCATTGTAGAACCGCCTCCACCCTTATTGGCAGTCATAGTAGTAGAGGTTGGAGAATGAGTGACTGTTGCGTTTCCACTTGAAATAGTAATTCCTATAGATTCAGTAGGATTTACATCTATGATTTTAATAGACATTCCTCCTCCTCCACCTCCACTATAACTTGTGTTTGAGCTCCCTGATCCTCCATTTCCTCCGCCTCCAACTGCAACTATCTTCACCCTACCTATTCCTGCAGGCACAGTCCAAGTTTGAGATGAAGTAATATCAACGATAGTATTAGGCATTGATTTAACAAGAGAAGATACACTATTTGGAGTCCATTTCGACGTCGTTGAGTTATAAATCAAAGCGTTACCGTTTTGTGGTGTGCCAATCGTTACGTCAGTCAATTCTGCCAAAGCTACCGCAGTTTCTACGGTTTCTGCCAACCACTTACCACTTACTGCATCAAATACTAAAGCTTGACCGTCCGTCGCTGTCGCAACATCTACATCCGTCAATCCATCTAAGGCTAATTCTGCCGACGGTGCTCCGCTCTCACTTTCAATCTTTTCAGCCTCAGTATTCAAAGTCATAGACGGAGTGGTTCCATCTGCCTTCGTAATGATGATGCCTACCGAATCACTTACTGGAGTTAACTTATCGACGGTCGTTATGACGTCGCTCTTTTTAACGAATCCCATACTTCACTTCCTTTTATATTTGATACCAGCTAACTACACTAGACACACTGCCGTCCGCCAATGCAATCAATGACTCGCCGTCGCCTAATATTACCTTGATACTGTCCCAAAAGAAAGTATCAGTAGCCGCTATATCAACTTCTTTCAGTAACAAGTTAGAGTCACCTGCACTGCCTCCATTTGGAACTAACCACACAGTCACTTTATGAGCAACGGTATCATAGTTACAAAAACTAAACCCAATGACAGCTTTTTCAGAAGCTGCACTACCACTTAATAACGTTACGTTGGAAGTTCCAACTACTTGACATGCTATAGCCACTTTTAGCCTCCGAATATTAATGACATGACGATGGTCTTTTTATGCAAAGCTTCTATCTCAGCTTGATGAGCGTCGAAGTTATCCTTAATCTTTTGGAATAAGTTCTGGGTAGCTGGTGCTCCCTCTGCTACTTCGGCTTGTTCGATTTCTACAAAAGGCATACGTTTTTCTCCTTGATGTTAATCAAAACATAGTAACAGATTCTGACTATTTTTTTTCGTAGAAATTTCTATCAACATCGGTCACAATAACAGAACTTAAACGAAAGGACTCGACATGTTTTTACTAAAATACGAACCGAATACACAGATAGTCGACTTTGGAACCTCTGTAGACCTCATGTCTTCCGGTAAGATTGATGATGCTCGGATGTTCATCGCTCAGACTATAGAGGATAGTGACCCCAACCAAAAACTCTTTGCAAAGAATCTAGAGTCGTATCTAACTCATGACCCAGATTTCGCCGAAGAAGCTATTTCTATGTTGGAACTCCACAACTCTCAATGTAGCAATGACTTTTCTGAACCTAATGTTCCTGTGCAAAACACTCCCGTGCAACATGTATCTAATATACCCAATAAACCGTCCAACGACCCCATCAAAGATAAGCTCGAACTTGCCATGGCTATTCAGGACGTTTTAAAGCAACAGGAGGTAGTTCACACTCACAGTCATATACTAAAAGATAAAGTCACCAAATTCCTCAACAAGGAACTCAAGAAACTTTTCGGAGAAGAAGTCCAAGAAGAATTCTCCGCAGACGAAACCACGGCGTTAAAGATATTAGCAAAACGCATTCTTACAGGAGCCAAGTAATGAAGATAGTCAACCAACCTAAAGCCAAAAAGATTACCGAAGCCGAGAACCAACAAAACATTAACGACACCCTTCTTTCCTTAGGTCAAGCTATCGAAGCCTTGCACGAAGGATTCAAAGAGATGTCACTTAAGTTCGAGGTAGCGACGAACTTCCTATCTATATCTAAAGAGCAGTTCGAAACCGCCGTTCAAGAACTTAAAGATAAGAACTTTGACGATGCTTTCAAGGCTCAAATTAGACCCGAACATACCGTATTAAATATAGGAGACCGAATCCTAGAAGGTGACGTCGTGGTAGCCTCCCTATATAATAAGGAAGGAAAGTTGATTATAGGCAGAATTCTCATCAACGTGGGAGATGAGTTCTATGGGCAAAAGATTGAGGCAAACTTTAACGTAGGCGATAGCGTAGAAATCTTACAAGGAAGCTTTAGAGCTTTGAAAGTAGTAAGGCTTGTATGACGCCGAACTGCCCAAACGGAAAGTTTCCTGAGGAATCGTCCTACTGCTCTTACGCAGTGAGGAATTTAAAGGCACGGAATCCTGCGGACCTTAAGGACTTTGAAAAACTGCCTGGGTGTGCTTGGGCAGTTCGAGACCAAGAAGCAGGATACTGTTTTTCTAATTACATCAAACTCAATCCTGAAGAACATTCCATAGCAAGGATAGCTCTTCTGTTAGAAATTCCTGAGTCGTTGGTAAAAGAATTGTTAGACTCTGCTCATGCTATAATTAAAAAGTATGTAAAACAGTAGCTTGAGGACAATTATGCAAGACTTACAACCGCTCGAAATCATTACCATTTACGACATAGAGTTCGAAGTGGACCTATTCAGTTTGGACCTATCATGAAATTCCACGGCATCGCTGGTTCAGAATTCCTAGACAAACAAGGAGAGACCCTATCAGTAGACGGGGCAGATATTTCTTCCTTAGCCTTAGGTGGTATCGTAAACGACAATCACCAAAAAGGATTCTTCAATACCCTAGGAACCATCACCTACGCAAAGAAGATGAAATCTAAAGAGGACGCTTCTACCAAGGAAGAGAAATACTTTTGGGAAAAGGTCAAGACTCCATGTATCTATGTACAAGGTGAACTCTTTGATGATGATGAACATCCAAACTCTAAGGCTGCCGCTGCAGTCCTAAAGGCTTCTAAAAAGTCACCTAACCTTTTCGTTAAGGCATCCGTAGAAGGAAAGGTATTAGCTAAGAACAAACTTACCGGAGTATTAGAAAGAACCTTCGTTAATGCTGTAGCTCTTACCCTTACTCCAGTCAACACTAATACCCTGATTGAACCAATGGGTTTAACCAAGAGCTTAGAACCTGATGATGAGAAGTGGTTAGAACTTGCAAAGTCATTGGCGACTACCGAGCAATCCTCGTCATTCATTGAGGTGTCGGAAGACTTTGCTACCATGGCTGCCCTTCATACTTTGAAAAAAGCAATCTCTTCATCCTTCTTCCCTACCGTCACTTGCCCTCATTGTGGTGCAAGTAATACGGTATTCTCTACTTATCAAAAGGCTTGCAATTCGTGTAGACGGAACTTTTCATTCAGGGAGGTCAGTAAAATACTTGAAAAACTGTGATACAAAATTTTTTTCTGTTATAACTAACGCTATCGCAAATCATAAGGAGATTTAGTATGCGAATTATGCAATTAATGGACAATCTCGAAAGACAATTTTCCCGTGCCGGACTAACTGTATCTCGCACTGGTAGAGAATCTCTTTCTGTTGCTAACGGAGCCAATGGGCTTTCAATCAGTTACCGCTTATTTGACTATTCTTCACCAAAAGGTGGAGTAGATGGCAAGCAACATCCTTTCTTAGGGATGTTCGGAACTCAACCCGGTGATGTAGTTTTAAAATCTTCTGTTTCTGTTGAAGACTCTATCCTAGATGTAATCGATTCTGCAATTGCTGCTCAAGTTCTTGTTGTATTAGCAAGTCTTGGCAATGATATCTGTTTAGAAAATAGCGATGCATCATTTAGTTTAGTAGTTCGCCCTAACTTAGATCATCCAGGAATGGGGGTTTAATCTATGCTTAATGAGGAATTAATCCACGCTGAAATCGATAAGGTTTTAGGATTAGTGGAAGCCAACCTCCTCAAAAAGTCATCCCTCAAAGAAGAGTCAGGTGACGAGGAAGCTAATGGCGGAAAAGAAGAAGTGTTGTCTCAAGGTTGTAGTAAAGCCGAAAAAAAAGATGACGATGAAGACGAAGACGAAGACGAAGACGAAGATGATGAAGACGAAGTAAAAAAGTCCATCACTCTTGCTATGGAAGGTTTTTCTGCTTTAGTTAAAGCTTTCGGTGAGAAAGTTGAAAAGAAGAAGAAAAAGAAAAAAGAAAAAGAGGACGACAAAGAAGACCATAAAGATGTCGCTATTGACCACGTTTGTGACAATAAGGACAAAGATGTTCATAAGGAAATAGCTCTTGAGCATATGAAGAAATCCTTCAGTGACGAAATCGACTTACTTAAGTCTGAAATCGAAAAACTCAAAGCAACACCTATTCCTCAAAAAGGCATTCCCGCTGGAGTTCAACCTCTAAAGAAATCTGCAGAAGGTGGATTATCCAAAGCTGAAGTTCTAAGTGAACTCTTAACTTTGAAAAAAGCGAATCCAGATTCAGTAGATTCAAAAGACATTATGTCAGTAGAACAAGGAAAAGCCGATCCTCAACAAATTCTTCTTAAGTATAAGAAAGGGTAACAAATGGCAGATATTCTAGATCAAGAAGTTCGAAGTTATATTGACTCTGTAAAGACAGAGTTACAAAAGGCAATTAATGCCGGCTATGGTTACGCTGGGGCTCCTGGCGGCTTTAGTGGCTCTACCGTTCTTCAACAAGAAGACTTAGACACCACTATGCGTTCGATTACTGTTGATATGAAAGCTATCAAGCTTTGGAATCAACTTTCATCTTCTGCAACTAATTCTTTGATTCACCAATACAATCGTAAGGTTGCTCTAGGACCTCAAAACAACAATCCCTATACCACAGAAACTGGTATTGCGGATGAATCAGACAGTAAGTATGTCCGTGTAATGGAATTCATTCGATTCTTCTCGAAGACTCGTAAATATTCTGTTATTGCGACAAAAGTTGATATGATTGAAGATCCTGAACAAATCCAAATCAATGACGGAACTTCCGAACTCATTAAAGACCTCGAAAGAGAACTTTATTTCGGCCTTTCTCAATTTATGAACAAGTCTACAGGAAACATCACAGCTTCGTTGTCTGACCTTCCTCGTGATACTATCGAGATGCGTGGAATCTGGTCACATATGGTTGATGCCGATAACGACGTAAATCACTACTCTGGTGATATGCTCGGTTACGGTGAAGAGCGTTCTTGTATTCTTGATATGGAAGGTTCTACATTGTCTCAATCAGTGATTGAAGATATGGCAGTTATTGCTCTTGAAAACTTTGGTATGCCAAACGTTATTCACAGCCATGCTCGTGCTATTTCTCAATTGGTTAAATCAATGTATTCAATTGCACGGACTGAACCAGGCTTAACTAATCAAACGATTGGTTACAGCGTGTCTTCTATGGCAACCTCTGCAGGTAATGTTCGCCTTGAAACGAACATTTTCCTCATGCCATTGACCACAATTACTCCTTCTCAAAACTATTCTTCTCCTTCTACAGCTGGTGTTACAGCAGTTGCTTCTGCAGTTGTTTGTCCAGACACTGACCCTAAGAGAGGAACAAAATTAAGTGCAGGTGCATACAAGTATGTTCTTCATTTAGTTTCAAACGAAGGATATGTTTCTCAACCAATCGTAGTAGCCCCTGTTACGGTAGCTGCTGGTGAAGAAGTTCGTATTGCACTCACAAGTCTTCCTTCAAACATCCGTTCCGTAAAAGTAAGCCGTTCTGCCGCTGGTGGAGCAAGAGCTTTCTTCGTAGGAAACTTTGCAGTTATTCCTGTAAATGACACAGTAGTAGACAGAGGTCACTTACTTCCTCAAACTTCTTCTGCGTTCTTACTCCAACTTGACGCACAATGTATGACATGGAAGTCACTAATGCCTTTGACTAAAATCGCATTAGCTCAAGTAGACCACTCCAAGAAATTCTCTCTGTTACTTGCCGGTGCATTGATTATGTATACACCACGATTCAATAGCCTCTTCATTAACTTAGGTGCTTAATAGACCCAAGTTTCTCAAATACTCCATAAGCCTCGATTAATTCGGGGCTTTCTTTTTATTTAAAAAAATATTTAAAATAGTTTTCCGAAAACAGCTTCGAGCGGGTATTATATAGGTGACGATGTTGTCAATGGGAAGGAAAGAATATGAACCTAGTTAAGAAACTGGTAGAGAGAATTCGTAGCGGTGATTCTCATGTGTCTGAGTTTTCGGTAAGTGAAATAGAACTACTTGAGCAACATGGAATCCTTCCGGTCCAAGGTCAGTTCTTGCTTGGATTTCGTGACAGAAACAAACATGAGACCAAGATAAAAGGTCACACGTTTATTATTACCTGCTGCGTCGGCAACACAGAGGTAGACAATCGAATGTTGGACTCGATGAGGAACTTTGCAGACAGAAACAAAGCCTCACTTATTATCCTTGGAACGAAACCTCACAAAGGTAAAGGTGATGATTGTTGGTATTCAAACGAAGTAGCTCAATACTTGCAGTTTAACGTCCGTCTACACCCACTTCTAAGGGCGATAGACCTAGATATACTACCGCAACAAATAAACCCGCTCACAGGGCTTCAGGAATTCAGTTTAAATCTATCAGGTGAACGAGAGTCGTCTATCATAGCCTCTCCTAAGCAGGACCTAGAGATGCTTCCATACAGACACAATAAAGTTCCGCACGCTTTGTTTTCCACAGGAACAATATCCATTCCTTCCTATCAAGACAATCGCATAGGTAGGATTGCAGAGCAGACTCATATCTACGGAGGACTGATTGTAGAAATCACTACGAATCAACATCTATTCAATGTCGTGAACTTTCAATTCAGAGAGTCAGATGGTTCATTCATAGATAGAGGAAACAGGTATTATCCAGATGGAAGTCGAAAGAAAGAAAACGCATGTTCGATGGTGATAGGAGATGTCCATTCAGAGGAAATCGACCCCATAGCTTTAGAAGAAACCTGTGACCAAATCCTAAGATACCTTCCAGATAAAGTATTCCTACATGATATCGCCTCATGGAACAGCGTGAATCCTCATATGCAAGGTTCGGTTTTAGAAAGACATTTACACTTGAATCACGGTCACACCATGAAGGAAGATATCCGAAAGGTGAATGAGGTTCTAGGTATGTTTATAAATATGCCGACGAAGATTTATGTGGTAGCTTCTAATCACGATTTGTTCGTGGATAGATACTTGACCTCAGGACAATACGCATTCGACCCAGTGAATCTACTAGAAGCCTCAAAGTGTGTTGTGGCTATGGCGGAAGGAAGGAGTCCTTATAGTGTATTGTTTGATTTTGGAGGTTCCATAGAATGGATGGAGGAAACCGAAGACTTTATCGAGTATGGAATCCAACATGCAAGTCATGGTCATAGAGGAACTGGAGGAAGTAAAGGAAGTATAGTTCAATTTAGTAAGACCTTTGTGAAGTCTACTACGGGACATTCTCACTCTCCAAGAATCCGTCATGGGGCGTATTCAGTAGGCACAATATCCAAGATAGAAGCGGGAAGTCATGGATATAACAAAGGAATAACCAATTGGGCACAAGCTAATGTTATCCTTTGGCATGACGGGACCAGACAAATGCTTTTCCTTTGGAATTCATTTGCAGAATCTCTAAAGCAGAACTGTTAAAATCCCGTTTATTTGCGAGGATTAATCGATGACGGAAAATTTTACACAAGACGACTGGATAAGAATACTAGAAGGCGACGATTTAATAAAATCGTCATTAGGGCGAACGCATACCATGAAGGGTCATGCGAACTCGGACCGAGTTACTCACTTTGCAAGGAACGAACTTCCTGAGCTTAAAGACCATCTTTATGATGCGTTGTCTCATCATTTGTCTGGATATTATCATCACTTAAAAAAGAATGATACCAAAAATGCAGACCGCCACATGAGATACTTTCATCAGTATATGGATTTAGCTGAAAGATTAGCTAATGAAAATCCTACTCATATGAAAGTGGACGTTCCGGCTGACCCTCAACATTGGGAACAAAATGCAAAAGTAAAGGAAGATGGTTCTCCTACAAACTCAGCTCTTCACGGATGGAGACTAAATCAGGCAGATTATTCTCACATAAGAAAACCACCTCATGCTAAATTTACACAGCGCATTCAAGCCCACGGACACAACGGAGCTTATCCTTTAGAGAGAATTAAGATTAACGGAAAATTCTTGGATGTGGATCCAGAGTTTGATGGAGAGCCAAGCTCAAAGAGAGCTCACTCGAATGAAGCTGCAAGTATAAATCATCACGGAATGGACCACCATCCAATGATGAAACACTATACAGTAAACAGGAAACCTACGCCTTATTTTTCCTTATCTCATAGTGATAAAGAGAAGATAAACTCTGGAACAGAGAAGGATAGATGGGGTAAAGCTATATCTCAACCTGACCCAGACTTAGACTATGATGAGGTTGAAGAGAAGTTCAATAACAAATACCTTCCTTCCATGGAAGATTTTAAAAACCAAATGGAAGATTACCACAAAGAAGCTGGAACTGAAAGAGGTAAGCAGCCTCATAGTCCTGTTCATGGAAGACTAGCCGTAAAGCATTTGAACTTAGCTGGAATTCACGGTCATTTAGGTCAAAAAGAAGTTAATACAGGTAAAAAAGAGGACCCCTTAATTTTAAATAAAGATAAAAAGGAAGTCCACTTAAGCACCTCGTTCTTACATGCACTTCATACTAGTAATGCTGTAGAAGACCATGCAAACAGTTTATTCAATCTACATGGCGGAATCGATAATCTTAAATTCTTTCATAAAGATACAGGAGAAGAGATTGCCGGTAAAGATTTGAAGGATTGGTATAAAAAATACACAGAAAAAACAGAAGTTCCTAAAGAAGAAGAAGTTAAAACCGAAGCTCCAAAAACTGAAGCTCCAAAAACTGAAGCTCCAAAAGCAGAAGCTCCAAAATCATCCATGGATAATATTCCTAAACCAGACACAAGCAAGATGTCTACTGGAGTTAAATCTCCTCAACCTAAAACAGAAGAACCAAAGAAAGAAGATTACTCACACTCGAGCAATCAGCAAGTGATGAAGGTCAATAAACCTAAACCTGCTCCTGCTGCTGAACCAAAGAAAGAATCTTTCTTTTCTAAACTAAAAACTAAGCTGAGCTTTAAGTTCAATTCTCCAAAGGATGGCTCAAATGACTGATTTAAAAGAAACATTAAGCAAAGCTCAAGAACAAATTGATGAATTAAAAAAAGCATTCAAGGGAGATGCTGCGGATGAGTTTATCAAAAACAAAAGTCCTGAGTTTGATGCCGCTAAGCAACAAGCTCGTCAATATTCTCAATCTAGAATGAAAAGTGAACCTCAATCTCAGGAAGATATAAAAGCTTCTTTATTAGGAGCAAACAAGGAAGTTTCAGGGGACAGAGTTCCAAATCAAACAGGAAAGACAGCTCAAGGTAATGTCGCTCAGAACAAAGCTGACGACACAAAGAGAGTCCTTGTTCGTCCTCAGCGTCCAAGATTTGACGAGGGAGCTTCCAGTCCTAAACCTTCTCAACCAAAAACAAGTTCCATACCTATTCCTCCTAAAAAAGAAGGACAAGCTCCTTCTGGTTCTGGAGAAACTATTCAGTTTGGTGTTGGTCCATCTGTCAAATCAAGCACAAAAATAAACCGTAAGAATGATTCTGCAGCAGAATACCTGAAACAGCAAGATAAAGAAGAATCAGAGACCTTTAAACACGAAGATGGTCCATTCAAAGGAAAGTATAAGTTCTCGTTACAGAACACAAAGCACTTTGGAAAGATAGACGATAAAGCTATGGTTGACGTGAAGAAGTTCATGGACAGGGGTTATTCTGAAAAAGAGTCAGCGTATATGTCAGGTCTTAGACCGAGAAAAAAAGATAATACAGGAAACATCTTAAGTGATGAGCATGAATTTTCAACAGAAAGACCTTCAGATACAATGATGGCTAAGATGAAGGATTATGCCCACAGAACCTTAAGACAGGAACACTCAGAGAAGATTCAATCATCTTCTGCAGAAGATAATCTTCATCATGCAAATACAAAGGCTGCTCGTGAAATTCATCAACAGCACTTTGGAGAATTAGATTCCAGGATTGACCATTTGAAATCTAGCGATGAATATCAAAAAGCTGGAGTTACAGACAGACTCAAGATGATTAAAGAGCTCAAAGACATACACGGATTCGGAACTAAAACCAAGATGGCTAGAGAAATGAATCTGGCAGCCAAAGATAAGAATAAAGACACTTGGCACGAATCTCAAGCTGGAAAGATTAGAGATATGCTTTCTGCTGGTGCAGATACTGTTGATGCAGCAACAGCAGCCCAATCCGTAGGTAGTGAAAAAGAAGATGGAAGCTATGGAATGTCGACTTTTGGAACTGCAGGTAAGATGGAACAAAAAATCGTAGGAGCATCTGATGCATTGAGGCGTCAAGCTAAAACTTATGAACAAAAGATGTCACCTGACGCTAGAGAAAAGATGTCACAAAAAAGAGTAGACGACCGTGGTGACGAAGTCCATGAAGGTCTTTCTTATAACGACCGACTTAAACATTACAATAGAATTATCTCAGAACTTCAAGGTCACGGATTACCTGAAGGATACGAAGTGGATGAACTTCCAGATAGACTACCCTCTGGAGTCAAGAGACTCTGGAGAGAAAATAAAGATAAATTCCATCCTGAGCATCAGTCTATTCATCAAAAGACGTTAGACTATATCGATGCAGGCAAAGGGGTAAGGAACGACGACGACGATGAGGATTTAGGTAAGTCCTTATCTTTCCTTAAAACTGCTGCAGATTACTTAGGAGAAAAGTAAGTGTCAGAATTATTTCCGTCGAAGGCTACTCAGCAGTCGACTCAACACTCTAGATATACATCCATTCCTACTGCAATAGACGTTAAAACTCACTTGTTTGGTTTACCTTTGCAGAGCTCTTTAACTGGAGAAACACTCTCTGATGCAGTGATAGAAAAGAAGATTAAAGCTTCAGTTTCATGGCTAGAACACGAGCTTGACCTTTACATCACTCCTGTATCATTTGAGGAAAGACATGACTGGAACCTCCAACATTGGTCTGCCAACTTTGGAATGATAAAGGTATCCCACTCTAATGTCATATCGATAGAAGCGGTAGAATTCAAATTCACCAACGACCCAAGTTTTTCAGACCATGGAGTCCTTGCCATCCCTAATGAGATGATATACTTTGAACCTAAGGATGGAATGATTCGAATTGTTCCTGCCTCTAACGCTACTTTCTCAGGATGGCTCTATAGCGTCATGGGTGGATATATGCTCGGAGTTATAAGTATGAAAGGTAGAATCCCTGGAGTTATCTGGGTAAGGTATACCGTCGGCTTCGAGCAAGACAAAATCCCAGCAATTATCTCTGACATAGTAGAGGTTCAAGCTGCATTGGAGATTCTCTCAATGCTCTCCACTATTCTTTTTCCTTATGCAAGTCATTCGGTGTCTCAAGATGGATTGTCTCACTCGACAGGAAGTCCTGGACCTCAATACCTTGCAGGTCGGATACAACAACTACAACAAAGACTAGATACTCTTATGGAAGCTGCAAGGAAAGCTTACACTAAGAAGATTTTGATAGATTGGATTTAATATGGTTGCAAAAATTGATCACAACAAAGCGTTTAGTTCATTGAAACCAGAGGATAAAGAACCTACTCAACCTGAACAATCACAACAAGAAGGTCAGGAAGACGAAGGTCAAGGTGAATATCAAGAGCCTGAAGACGAAGACTTAATGTCTGAAGAAGAAATGTCCGACCTTGAAATGTCTTTAGTAAAAGATGGATACTCTCCCAAGGATGCCATGGCTTTGATAAACAGTCACCTTGATGAACTCCGCCAGATGCATCGAACTATGCATGATGAAGGTAAGTTGAAAGATTTCTTAGAAGACCAAGACGGTAGTCAAGAAGACGGCAGTCAAGAAGACGGCGGTCAAACAGATGACCAAAGTGATAGTCAAGACGATAGTCAACAACCGACAGAACAACAGGGAGATTCACAACCAGACAGGCAAGACGATGGTCAGCCTGCTGGAGGAAATCCTGAACTCATGTCTCACTACATGAAAATGCACGAGCAACAACAAAAACACCTACATCAAATGATGCAATCCTTTGCAGGAGCCAAAAAATGAAGAAGCAAGCACTGGATTTATACTTAAAAACTAAAAAAGCCAAGAACTTTCCAGGCAAATCAGAAATAACTGACCTTGCGAAGGATAAAATTCTTGAAGACGCTCCTGAGATTAATAAAGAATTTCTATCTCACGCAGAGAAACTTCACGAGCTAATCTTAGACCAACATATCCCTGAACATCTAAGAGAGCACCTTTTAGAGCATCTTCAGGATATCGAGGAAATTCTAGGAGCACACGAGGACCTTCCTCATGAAGATAACGATTATGACAATACAGGTTATGACGCAGGAGGTCTATCAGGGGACGATAAAGACCCAGACGAAAAGACTCCTGAAATGCAAAAGTCATTCTTGTTCAAAGCTACCACTATGCCTGAAGAGCAAGCTCAGGACCTTCAAAAGGCTCCATTCCGTCCTCACTATGAAGGTATCGAAAGTAAAGAACTTGCTCCAGGATTATTCATGCACTCTTCAAAGAAGAAAACCGCCATGGGTAATATGTCTATTCTCCATCACATTTCTTCCTCTGAAGACCCTCATGATAAGAACTCGCAGTTAGCTCAAGGTTCCTTACTTCATTTCGAAGGAGACAAACACGAGTTTCCTTCAATTTCTTCGGTAAAAACAAAACCAGGATTAGAAGGAAAAGGCCTTGGGAAACTTTTGTATCAATCAATGATTAAGCAACATGGCGGAATTATGTCTGATACAGTCATGTCTGAGGCTGACCAAAGAGTTTGGAAGTCCTTAGGTAAACATCCTGCATTCGATATAAAACATGCACCTGAGGGTAATGCAGACCATACAGAAGGTAGA